TGATGGACATTACCGCAGTGCGGCAGGCTATCGCCAATCAGATCACCACAGTAATCCCGGCGCCCCTGACGTCAGTCTGGTACGTACCTGACATGGCTACGGAGCCGATGGTCTGGCTGCGCCCCACGCAAATCCAATACGACAAGGCGTATGGCCCGCACGGTTTCGAGCAGATCAACTTTGAGGTCACGCTAGTGGTTTCCCGCGCCGACGACATTGCGTCGCAGGTGAACTTGGACCAGTACATTCACGGCACGGGACCGCTGTCTGTCAAGGCAGCGATCGAGTCAGGCCGCGAGCAGTATGGCGGCACGGCGTACTTGGGCATCTTCGATGACTGTTGGGTGTCTGAAGTGAACGCGTACCAGTACTTCAAGCTCGGGGATGCAACCTTCCTGGGCGCCTCTTGGACCCTCATGGTTGTAGGAAGCGGGCAGATCTAATGGCGAAGTTCGTGCTCAACAATGTCCGCCTCTACGCGGGCGGCACTGACCTCTCGGGCGACACGAACACTGCGACGTTGACCGCCAACAAGGCGGACGTCGATGTGACCAATTACAACTCGAATTTGTGGCATGAGCGCTTGGGCGGTCTTGGCACCGCGGAGATCAAGGCCCAAGGCTACTGGGAGGCGGGCACGACTACCGCACCCCTGGTTGATGACACTTCGTGGGCGAACCTGGGCCTTGCGGGCGGCATCACTATCGCACCCGCGGGTGCAGCTGACGCGGCCCCGTGCTACTTCACGAACATGCTGGAGACTGACTACCAGCCGATCATGGGCAAGGTTGGGGACGTCGCGGGTTATAGCCTGGACGTCATGTCCACTTGGCCCCTGGTCAAGGGCATCTTTGCCGCACCTGCCGGGACGGCTCTGACGTCTACGGGCACGGGCACGATTACCCAACTGGGCGCGGTCGCCGCGGGACAGAACATCTATGCGGACTTCCACGTGTTCTCTGTCGCGGGAACGTCCACGCCTACGATCACCATGGTTATCCAGAGCGCGGCCCTAGTCGGCTTCGGTTCGCCCACTGCCCGCATCTCGTTCACTGCAGCAACCGCCGTTGGCGGTCAGATCCTCCGCACTCCGGGCGCGATTACAGACACCTTCTGGCGCGCGTCATGGACGATTACCGGCACCACCCCCAGTTTCCTCGCAGCCGTCTCATTCGGCATTGCCTGAAAAGGAAGAATAACTAATGGCAAAGTTTGTCTTGACGGCCGAGTTCGTTACCATCGCCTCGACCGACGTCACTGCTAGCTGCTCGCAGGCCGAGCTCCAGATCACCGTTGCCGACGAAGACGTGACCAACTACGCGTCCCTCGGATGGCACGAGCGCCTGGGCGGCCTGAAGGACGCCAAGCTGGTCCTGAACTTCTACAACGACTTCGCTGCCACCGCGCTGGACAGCGTCTTCTGGCCCCTGCTGGGCACTGTGCAGACCTTCGAAGTCCGCGGCACTCAGTCCGCGCGTGGCACGTCCAACCCGGCGTACACCGGCTCTGTCCTGATCACCGACTGGAACCCGATCACGGGCAAGGTCGGCGACGTCGACACTGTGTCCGTCACCTGGCCGTCGACTGGTGCGATTACCCGCGCCACCTCGTAATGCCCGGGATCGTCTTGACGATCGACCAGAAAGCTATGCAGGCCGTGAAGTCCGCTCTGACAGCTGAGGCTGACGGGGCGGCCCTTCGCACGTCACTGACCAAGAACCTGAAGACCGCCATGGTCCCTGCCGTCAACGACGCCAAGCAGGCGATCCTGGCCATGCCTTCCAAGGCAGTGCATACGGAACCGCTTCGCCAGTCGATCGCGCAGGCCATCAAGCCCTCGGTGTCGTACACGGGTAAGAGTACGGGTGCGACGATCAAGGCTGCGAAGAACAAGTACCCTCGCGGATTCAAGTCCGCACCTGCTGCGACGAATGCGCGTGGCTGGCAACACCCCGTTTACGGTAACACACCTAAGGTCTTCCAGGTTGGCGCGCCGGGCTGGTTCGACAAGGTGAAAGAGCATCTCCCGCAATACCGGGAAGCGATCGTCGATGCATTGATTGAGATGGCCGACAGGATCGCGTCAAGGTCAAAGTCGTAACTACACAACAGGAGCAGTTGTGATTGTCAAGTTCACGCCCGAGAACGGGCAAGCGTCCGAGTGGAAGTTCAACCCGAAGCGCGTCAAGGTGTCCCAGGCGGAGCGGATCGAAACGCTTTCCGGGGGCACCTATGACGCGTGGCTGAACGGCGTCCGCATTGGCAACGTGAAACACCGCCGTGTCCTGCTGTGGGTGTGCTACACGATTGACCACCCGATGTTCCGGTGGGATGACACCCCCGACTTCTATGTCGACGAGCTTGTTGTCGAGATGGAGAGGTCTGAGATGCAGGACATGCTCGACCAGATTGGCAGCCTCAAGGGCGTTTCCAATGAGAAGCGTGCCGAGGTTACCGAGCTTCTGGAGCGCCAGCTTGCGGACATGCCCGAGGACGACGCCCCAAAAGCAGTATCGCCCACGAGCGAGAACGCTACTGGTGTGTCTTAGCAGAGATATTGCACCTGTCTCCGGAGGCACAAGAAAATTTGAGTGTGCAGCAGTTCTACATGGCTAAGGGCTATATCGACCGGATGAACGAGGAGGCGAAGAGCCGTGGCTGACGCGTCAGTGATCTTCAATATTCTGGCAGTCAACGACACGGCTCCCGCGTTCGACGCGGTCAAAGGTGAGATGGCGGAGGTCGGGGCTGCATCAGCAGAGATGGCTGATGAAGTAGAATCCTCCTCCGCCAAGGCTTCGGCAGGTACGGACGGCCTGGCCGGTTCGTTCAAGTCGATGGCGGAAGCCGCGGGACTGTTCGCGGCAGGGGACTTCCTCAAGTCTTCCATCGACGCGGCGGAGTCCGCGCAGGTGACTATTGCCCAAACGGGCACCGTGCTCAAGTCCACCGGTGACCTCGCGGGGATCACAGCCGCACAGGTGCAGAGCCTGTCGGACAAGTATGGCGAACTGGCCGGAGTGCAGGGCATCGCAGTGCAAGGTGCGATGAACACGCTGCTCAGATCCAGTGGTGTGCAAACCGCGCTTGCATCCGGCGTTGAGTCGGGCGACCAGCTGACGGACACGCTGGTCAACATGGCTGCCGCGATGGCTCATGGCGGGGACGTGTCCGCATCCCTGGGCACCGCCGCTAACGCGCTGTCCAAGGCTCTTGCTGACCCATTCACCGCATCCAAGGCTTTGACCGCGGCGGGCGACCCGCTGACCGCGGCCCAGGTGGCGCAGATCGCGGTGTTCAAGAAGGCGGGCGACACGGCGGGCGCCTACAAGATTGTTCTGGATTCCCTGGCCTCGTCAACCGCGGGGGACGCGGCATCCGCCGGAACCCCGATGCAGCGGTTGAGCGCGCAGTTCGACGACTTCAAGGTGGCACTGGGCACGAAGCTCATGCCCACCGTGGACCAGCTGTCCGAAGCGCTCATGAGCATGGCCCCTACACTGGAAACCGTGGTCGACGATTTCGGGGACGTAGTCAACTTCGTAACCGCGCACGGCGACATTTTCGGGCCCCTCGCTTTGGGCATCGCTGCGGGCGCACTAGCCTTCAAAGCTATCAACGCGGGCATCGCCATATTCAAGGCGGTCAGCTCGACAGTAAGCTTCGCGGTGAAGCTGCTCACAGGAGACTTTGAAGCACTAGATGCTGCCACGGACGCCAACCCGTTCGTCATCATCGCCGCCGTAATCATCGGCATAGGCGTCGCGTTCTACGAAGCATACGAACACAGCCAGACATTCCGGGACATTGTCAATGGTGTGATCCATGCTGTGATCGGGTTCTTCCAGAACCTGTGGGACAAGGTACATTCCGTGTTCGACAGCGTGAAGAACGCTGCGTCCGATGTGATCGACTTCATCAAAAACAACTGGCACCTCCTGCTTGCCATTCTGCTTGGCCCGTTCGGTCTTCTGATCGACGCCGTGCAGGTTCACTGGGCTTTCCTCAAGGGGCTCTTTTCCACGCTGATCGGGTGGATAAAATCTGCCTGGAGCGCGGTGGCTCCGATCCTGGAAGAGCCGTTCAAGCTAGCTTGGGATGTCCTCCAGCCTGTGTTCAAGCAGTACACTAACTGGATAAAGGATTTCATGCAGGGCATGAAGGATCTGGGCGGCGTCATCTCCAAGGTGTGGGGCGGCATCCAGTCCGCCATATCCGATGTGTGGAGCGCTATCGTATCCGCCTTCAACGCATCCGGACTGGGCAAGATCTTCAGTGCCGTATCCAGCTTCGCTTCAGGCGCATCCGGGGTGCTCGGGTCAGTCGGGTCCTTCTTTGGGTTCGCCTCGGGCGGCACTGTCGGCCAGGGTGGTTACGCGATTGTGGGCGAGAACGGCCCCGAACTGGTCGCGTTGCCCGGCGGATCGCAGGTCATCCCGAACGGTGCGGCCACGGTTGCTTCCCGCAACACGAGCGTGCACGCGGCTAATGGGACGATGGTGTCGTCTCCGTACGGTGGCGGCGGGTCGGGCGCGTTGACGATCCAGGTCACAGGCGATTCGTCGGACCTGCTTGTGCAGATGCTGAGAAAGCAGATCCGTCTCCAGGGGGGTTCTGTCCAAAAGGTACTAGGAGCTGCGTCGTGAGCAACAGCACCAACCTCAGAGCTGACCTGCAAATCAATGGCGTGTGGACCAACATCACTGACCACACGTACACCAAAGAAGCTGTGGCTATCCGGCGGGGCCGCACGGACGAGGCGAGTAGTCCTCAGGCGGCCACGCTGGATATCGCACTGAACAACCGTGACGGCAGGTTCACGCCGACGAATCCGGCGGGCGCCTACTACCCGAACCTGAACAGGCAGACCCCTATCCGTCTGGGCATGGGCACGCCACCCGCTGGCGCAGGCGCGTTCAGCACGACCGCCAGCACGAGCATGGTGGCTCCGGGCGTGACAGCGGAAACCGCAGGGATCGTATTCTCCTACTGGGCGCAGCACACCCCGACCGCTTCTTTCACGGCGCCGTCCGGGTACACGTCCGGGTCGCAGCGGAACGGCCTGTTCTCGGGTGCGCGGGACGGCTACAAGGTGGTCAGCGCTGGCGCGATCCCCACTGCCACGATGACGTCTAACCAGTCTCAGCCCTGGGCGGCAGCGACTACCTTCCTGCCGATCCCGGTGTCCGGGACTGTGGCGTCTACCCAGTCGGCAGCAGGGACGTACAGCGCTTCCAGCCTACTCCCGAACCAACTGCAAATTGCCTTCACCCCCGTCACACTGGCCGCGGGCGATGTCCTGCTCGTGGCCAATGCCTGGTCCGGCGACTTCGCGAACAGCATGTGTACCGCGCCGCAGGACAACTCGGGTGGCTGCTCTTGGGTGCTCGTCTCGGACTCCGGCTTCCAAGGGAACGCGGCTCCCCGCATCCTCATGTGGGCTTTCTATTCAGACAGTGCGCAAACTGTGACTGTCACCATGCCCAACCACTACAACTACATTGACGACAATATCGCGGTCATGTGGCAGGTCACTGGTGTGTCCGAGTGGAACTCTAGGTTCGCGGGTCAGTGCGCAACGTTCAACACGACTGCGGACCTGTCCGGCGTGGACGTCCGGACCCAGCTTGAGGCGGGTTCTGTCCTGCGCCAGCGCGGGCAGGGACAAGAGACTCCTAGGTCCGCCCTGTACCGTTACTACGCTAAGTCTCAGGCGGTCGCCTACTGGCCCCTAGAGGGGCTCGTCGCGAACGCGATCACGTCACCGCTTGCGAACCAGCAGCAGGCTCAGGTCATCGGCACTGCGGGCACGTTCGACAACCAGTCCGGAGTGCCAGGATCCGACAACCTAGTGACCTTGAATCCGAACAGTTACGTCCAGGCACAGCTGCCCGCTCTCAGTGCGGCCGCGAACCAGCCTGGCGCGATGTCCTGCGTGTTCGAGCTGCCCACCGCATACACGGGCGGCGCGTCGCCTTCCCTGCTGAGCGCGACGTTCATCGCCAACGGGTCCGCGGACACGTTCCTGACTGTGCAGTGGATCACGGGTAACGCGACTTTCAACGTGGTTGCGTACACTTCCGCGGGCGCCTCGACCACTCTGTTGAGTGGCGTCGGGCCGCCCCTGCCCGGAGGTATTGGCGGATCGAACTATCTGGGCCGCCCGATCTTCATGAACATCGCTTGGGCTCCGAACGTCGCCAACCCGACCACGCAGATCGACTGCTATGGCCTGTTCGGCGATATGGAAACCGGTACCTATAACAGCTACCTGACCACGGGCAACGCAGTCACACTGAGCCAAGCGCAAACCCTGTTCTTCGGGACGACCCCATTCCCGCAGACATATTTCAACGTGCCCATCGCAGTCGGTCACATGACCTACACGAACAGTGCCCGCACGGATGGCACGAACGTAGCCATCAACGCAGTGCACCAGACACCTTCCGCCTACTTCGGTGTCATGCAAGCCTGGGGCCAAGAGGATCTGATTGCCCGCATGACCCGCATCACCCAAGAGCAGAGCATCAACTTCCAGTCCCGCCCGCCTAGCACAGCGCTGCAAGCTATCACGCTGGGGCAGCAGGACTTGAACGACACGATCACACTGCTTGAGGAGTGCCAAGAGTCTGATGGTGAAGGTGAACTATTCGAGGCACGAGGATTCCCGGGACTGACCTACAGGTCGGTCGGCGAGATATCTGGAGCCCCCGCACAGTCGACCCTGAACTACACGGGCAAGCAGGTGTCCGACCCGTTCCAGAACGTCGACGACGACCAGCTCACCCGGAACGACGTCACTGTCCAACAGGTGAACGGCAGCTCGCAGCGGGTCTACCAAGCAACAGGCCCACTGAACAACCAGCCCCCGCCCGTAGGCGTAGGCACCTTCACGGGCAACCCGACCGTCAACGTGTGGAACCAGTCCCGCGACCTGCCCGCTCTAGCACAGTGGGCATTGCACGTGGGGACAACGAACGCGCCGAGGTACGCGGCCATCGCCACCAAACTCCCGGCTTCACCGTCGACTATATCCGCGGTGTCGTCGCTGGATTGTGGGCAAAGGTTCACGGTCACCAACCCGCCTTCATGGTCCACGCCAGGCCCAGTCGAAATGGTGGCACTAGGATTCAACGAGACCATCGG